ATACTACTTAGGAGCATAAAATGATAAAATTTAATAAACCAAAAAATTTAAATGGCGCAGAGTTATTACAGCAATTAAACAACAATGGTGTAGAAATAACTCAACCTCCATTAATTGATGGTAATGGTGATTTTTGGCTTGATATTGCAGTTGCAGATGAGGCTAAAGCACAGACAGTAGTTGAAGCCCACAATGGCACAACTGTCGCACCTGAGCCAACTGTCGCAGATAAACTTGCTAATGCTGGCTTAACTGTTGAGGATTTAAAAGCGGCTTTAGGTCTTTAGCATAATCTTAAGGAATTGTGCCGATGAAACCTAAATTATGCGCAGCTGGTGTGCAGTTAAGAGATCAAGTTGATACCTGGTTTCCAGATAGGCGTACTGCCAGTGATGGGTGGGTGGGCGATAGTCGCCATACCACCAGAAAATCGGATCATAATCCAGACACCTTTGGGTGGGTCAGAGCAGTTGATATTGATTCTCGCTTGGGTGCATCCGAAGGGATTAGTGCTTATCTGGCTGACCAAATCCGAATCGCAGGCAAAACCGATAAACGCATATCTTACGTCATCCACAATCACCACATCGCTTCCAAGTTATTAGGTTGGAAATGGCGAAGATACAAAGGCATAAACCCGCATACAAAACACATTCACATAAGCTTTACAAAGTTAGGCGACCTAAACGGCGCAGAGTTCGATATACCACTACTAGGGGGCAAGTTATGAATATGAAAAATCCATACGTACTAACACTAGGCGCATTCTTATCAGCCTGGGCAGCATCCAATTTCGCAGCTGATTATCGCTCAATTCTATGGGCATTATTAGCAGGTGTCTTTGGGTATGCAACTCCGAAGAAATGAGTCCAGCAGAATGGGCATCCTTTGGCGCTGGCGTTATCGCCGTGCTATCAGGCGTGCTAATCGGATTACGTTTTCTAGTTAGAGGCTGGCTTAATGAGTTACGCCCTAATGGTGGATCTAGTATGAAGGATCAATTAACACGATTAGAAAAGCGTGTCGATGATCTCTTTATCTTAATTAGTAAGTCATAATTTTAAGATGGCTACTAAACGTAAACCAAAAAAGAAGATAGCACGTAGACGCAGGACTACTAAAGAGCCTGTACTTACAAAATTAGATTTCTGGGCAATAGCTGCTAATGAGGTTTATATGGCCTGCCGTAAATCTGGAATGGATGAAGGCACAGCTTTAGCGTTTGCAATGGATAGGTCAAGTTATCCAGACTGGATCATAGATAGTAAAGATCCCATAAAGAATCCACTTGATGACTTTGAAGAGGATGAAGATTAAGCGTTGGTTAGTCGTCTCAGACTTGCAGGTGCCATTTCAACTGGACTCTGCGATTATCAATATGAAGAAGCTGGTGAAGCGTGAAAAATTTGATGCTGTACTGGTGGTCGGCGATGAAATGGATTTTCAGACAATTAGCCGTTTCAGTGATGGGACACCTTTGGCTTATGAGCAAACTATTCACGCTGATCGTGAGTTATGTAAAGAGATTCTTTGGGACTTGGGAGAGTACAGCCGTGAAATGCATATTGTCAGGTCTAATCATAGTGATCGCTTATATAACACTTTATTAAAAGTACCTGGCTTAATCAGTTTGCCAGAATTGCAATACCCTAAGTTTATGGGTTATGCCGAAATGGGTATGACCTACCATAAAACAGCATATGAGTTTTACCCAGGCTGGGTCTTGGCTCACGGAGATGAAGGCAGTATGAGCCAGCACGCTGGAATTACAGCTCTTAACCTAGCCAAAAAATGGGGCAAAAATTGCGTTGTGGGGCATAGCCACAGGATGGGCGCCAGCACGTTCACAGAAGCCATAGGAAGCCATTACAGGCCTATTACAGGCATAGAAAGTGGGAATCTATGCAATATGAAAAAAATGTCTTATATCCGCTATAACAGCGCAAATTGGCAGAATGGCTTTGCTATACTGGAAGCGTCTAAAAAGGGGTTAACACCTACGTTAGTCCCAGTCGACCCAAAGGATGGCTCATTTACAGCTTTAGGCAGACATTATGGGGCTTAATACAGAGTACGCCGAGCGCACTATCGATGACCATATCGATGACCTCGAAGATATTAACGTTATCTAATCGTTATAAACAAAACAGTCTAAATCATCCACAAAGTCATACACGGGTGCCACACTATTGCTATGCCACAAAATATGTGAGCATAGATAGGGCTATATGATTACGATAGATATATTCTACGCAGTGTGTTATGCATCCATTGGTGTATTGATGGTTGGCTGGTTAATTAACGTAGTTAAAGAAAATGCAGAAGTTAGATATTACTGGCTAGGCCGTAAAGATGGCTGGGATATGCACAGAAGAATGATTGAAAATAAATCAAAGTCAGACCAGGTATTTGACTATGACAAAAACTGAGAAGCTGCTAGCTGATGTTGTCGATTTGGTCCATTCAAGGGGAGCGGTCTACGGTCATCCTTACACAAACCATAAGCGGATCAGTGAGCTCTGGTCTGCATACCTCGACCATCCAATTACACCTAGTCAAGTTGCATTATGTATGGCACTCGTCAAGATTTCTCGGATTAGTGAATCTCCAAAGCACGAGGACAGCATCAAAGACGCTATTGCTTACATTTCGATATACCAGACCGTGCTGGAAGCAGAGCTCGATGTCGCATTTACCTGGGGGGATGACTAATGGCATTTAATTTAGAAGACTACACCACAGTTCAAGAACGATCTAATATGTTTTGGGAAAGGTACAAAAATGGAGCAGTACGAACAAAGATTATCTCGGAGTCAGACACTAGAGTCATTATGGTATGTGAATTATTTAGGGACTCAGCTGATGAAAAACCATTCGCAACAGGTCACGCGAAAGAGGTTATTTCCGATAGGGGCGTCAATAGAGATTTTGCGTTGGAAAATTGCGAGACTTCGGCTAGAGGCGTTGCTTTTAAAGCGGCTAATATCGGTACTGAAAAAAATGGACCAAGTAGAGAAGAAATGGCTAGGGTTGTAAAAACTCAAACTAATTACTCACCACCAGGATCTAAAGCCAGAGCTGTAGAAGATATGTTGCGTGCATCTTTCGCGGAAGACAAAAAAGAACCAACAGTCTGGTCGGTGGGCGATGCAGTAGAAGCAATACCTTTGCCACCAAAGCAGCAAGAATGTAAACACGGTGCAATGATTCTTAAAGAAGGCACAGCCAAGACAGGTAAACCTTATTTTGGTTATGTTTGCACCGCACCCAAAGATCAACAATGCGATGCTCGCTGGCACAAACTTACAGCTGCGGGATCTTGGTATTGGGATGGGGGTGAGTAAATGGGATATGTAGAGATTATTGATGGCTCAGGTTATCTAGCACGTTTGGAAAATGACAAGATAACCATAGAGCCAACTAATGACAAGTGTATGGCCTGTAATGATGACAGGTTAATGCACGATGGTACTTACTTGGTTTGTACACAGTGTCGCTGTATTCAATAAGGAGTTTACCATAATGCACCCACAGTTTAAATGTAATGGATGTAAACGAAAGACCGAGTTCTTATGGCTCGATCAGTTAGATATGCCTGAAGGATTTAAAGCTTATCAGTGTATGGATTGTGGGTGCGTAGGCGTTAAGAATATAGCCGAAGCTTTGGATATACCAGATAGCGATATATCCAGATGTGATAAGTGTGGTAGTTGGAAGTTTATTACCGTGGTCTGCCACACTTGCCAGTTGATTGAGAGTAAATAATGCCAACATACGAGTACAGCTGTAATGAATGCGGCACTTATGGTTCAGTGCATAGATCGTACGATGATGACAGTGGGCCTATGTCTTGCCCTAAATGTAATTTGCAAATGAGCAGGTTATATAGCGCACCTGGTCTTATATTCAAAGGTGGCGGCTGGGGTGGAAAAAAGTGATTGTAGAGGATCAAATGTTTAATTACATTAAAAGGCGATACTTGCCTGATCTTATAAGATCCCAAGAGTTTGATACCTGGGATTGCATATCTCAGCAAGGTCGTATGTATATTGAATTGAAAGCTAGGCGTAATCATTATGCAGAGTTATTAATAGAGAAATCTAAATATGAATCATTGACAATTATTGCTATGCGAAAGAGTTACACAGCCTGGTATATCAACGCCACACCATTAGGTTTATGGGCATTTAACTTGACAAAACTTAATAAACCAGTGTGGAAAGACCGGGCTATGCCGAGCAGTACAGAGTTTGCTAACAAATCACAGCGTATTAAACAAGTGGGCTATTTAAAGTTAGTAGATGGGATACAAATGTAATGCCTATTGCTACAGCTGCAGATTGGGCTAAACAAAATGAATTGCGCCAAGAATGGTTGGCTAATAATCCAGATGCGACTTATATCGGATGGACCTCTATATGAAATTTAACGCTCAATTTGACATCGTATGCTAGGCTCTAGTGAAGCAGTGGCTCACAAAGCCACAAGGCGAGCCCGACAGGGAAAGCTCGCAAGGTGCTGGCTAGTTGGGATC